AAGCCGGTGCCAAAATGGGCGGTTATCGCCGCCAAGGCTTGGATGAAAAAATCCTACTGCTCACCGAAACGCAAGCGCAAGGCATTGAAAAAGGCATGACGTTATTGGATGGCGCCATCACTTACACGTTAGTTCAAGATCCGCAACCGCGCAAAGATGGCTTTTATGAAGTCGCACTAAGAGAGGTTAGCGCTTAATGGAACTGTATTTTGATTTAGATAAGGTCAATATAGACAAGGCCCTGTCCGAAACCGCAATTAAAGCCGCTTGGCGGCGCACCTTAAACAAGTTCGCGCGTCACATTAGTGCAAAAGTAGCTAAAACACTCGCCCCTCAAGCGGACGTTACTCAGCGCGCAATTAAACAGCGGCTAAAAACCTTTCAGCGAAGAAACAGCGGATTTGCTCAGGTTAAGTTATGGCTAGGGCTTAACCCTTTGGCGGCGCACCATGTGGGCACATTGCGCCAATTAAAAGGGACAGGGGTAAAGGTTAGAGGCCACCATCTCCCCAAGTCTTTTTTAGCCAAAGGGCAAAATACCGGAAAAACCATGGCGTTTGAGCGTTCCACCCAAAGCCGGTATCCGATAAAAATCAGCCGAATTGAGTGGAGTGAATCGGCGGAACAGGCGTTTCAAAACGCCATGCTAGGCGCACAACCGGAGCTTATGCGCCGCTACCAACAAGAACTCAATTATGAACTTCTAAAAGCCACGGGGCAATTATGATAGACCAACTGCACCAAGCGATTATTGACCACCTTACCAGCCAATTGCAGGGCATTGAAGTATTGGATTATGCGCCAATCACCAAACGCACCGCTTTGCCGTGCGCGCGCTTAAACCTTGAACAAATCACCCCAAACAGCAAACAGCCTGGTAACGGACAAACGAGCTTAAATTGTCGGTTTAATTTGTTTTTAGTCGCGGTGCCTGAGGTTGATCAGGCTGAAATTAGTTTGCAAAGTTTAGCCGCCTTGGCAATACACGCGCTACACAAACCCGTCAGACTTATTCCATCCGCCACCTCAACCATTCGGGTTGAAGAGGCCGGCCCCAACGGTTACGACCCTGCCTTTGACGGCTTTTTGGTTTGGCAGGTGGACTTTGTCATCACACTACTTGTCGGTGACGTGACCAGCTGGATAGTGCCTGGCCTGCCACCCGCACAAATCCTGCTCAATGACGATTACAGCACCGAATCAGCGCCACTTGAAGAGTATGAGGTTATCGCGTGATTAGTACCACCGACTTAATGCAAATTCGCGAACTGGTTCGACGCATGGAAAACCTGTTACGCACCGCCACCGTGATTGAGGTTGATACCGACAATGCGCGGTTAAAAGTGCGCTATGCAGATCAAACACAAAGCGGCTGGCTGCCCTGGTTTAGCCAGCGAGCCGGAGATAGCATCACCTGGCATGCGCCGGATATTGGTGAACGGGTTATGATACTCAGCCCCAGCGGCGAGCCCACTAGCGCGGTGGTGCTTACCGGACTGTACTCAGACGAACGGCCAGCGCCATCAACCGAGCATGACCTGCATTTAATACAATACCCGAATGGTGATTATTATCAACACCATCGTGGCACAGGCGATACACATACTCAAATCAGCGGTGTGCACCATGTGCATTACAATGAAAACAATGGTTACTATCATGACACGCAAGGCAATGTTCATCAAAAAATCAGCGGGGTTCATCATATTGAATACGCCGATGGCAGTTTTATTCAGCACGATACCAGTGGTAATTTAACCATTCACGCCACCGGCAACATCGTTATTAATGCCGCTGGTGAAATGGTGCTCAAAGCCGCTAAGATTTACGAGAACTAGGCATGGCGTTTATTTGGACACCCGAACCGGCTGAGCCTTTATTTGAAGGCTTGGAGAGTGAACAAAACCTGAGCCTAGCAGTCAGTGTAGCCGGTGACCTAGAAGCCATCCCACCCTCAACCCCTAAAATCACCCATTGGGTTTTAAGCGGTTCGGAAACGCTAGCCAGCAAAGCGCAAGTCACACAAACTGACAGCGATTTAACCCTATACTTTGACAACCTTGACGGCGCGTTGCCGATTTTAACGATTGATTATTTGTTCCCCACGAGCAGTGAAGTCTTTAGCGTCACCAACTGGGGTGATTTGCCCAGCATCCCCATCCAATTGGTTAATTATCGCAAAGACGCGAACAGTCCAAAAATCCTCACCCTTAGCATTAGCGCCACAGACGATACCGGGATGAGCGAAACCGTGGAGTATCAAATCATTGTGCAAGGCGATTACACGCCCGGCAAAAACGCGTTAATCGAAGTGCTGAATCGTTAAAACCTGCGCAGGCTTTTTAGTTTCAGCTTTGGCAAACTAACTCCAGTTTAAACCCAACTGGAGAAATAACCCATGTCAGAACAATTTTTACACGGCGTTGAAGTTATTGAAATGCAGGGCGGCGTTCGCCCAATTCAAACCGTCAAATCCTCCGTTATCGGCTTAGTCGGCACTGCGCCGGATGCTGACGCAACTGCTTTCCCACTTAATACACCGGTACTCATTGCCGGATCACGCCTTGAAGCCGCTAAGCTTGGCGATTCAGGCACGCTACCTAGCGCAATCGACGGCATTTTTGACCAAGCCGGCGCGATGGTGGTGGTGATTCGTGTAGACGAAAATGTAGACCATGCCACCACTGTGAGTCACGTTATTGGCGGTGTAGACAGTGCTACTGGTCAGCAAATGGGCTTGCAAGCTTTGTTAGCTGCTGAATCAACCCTTGGTGTTACCCCACGTATTTTAATTGCCCCTGGCTTTACTGGCTTTGTGACCCGCGATGTTAATGACGCCATCACCGGCGCACCGGTCACTTCAGAAATGGTTGGCATTGCTGAACGCTTGCGTGCCGTCATTATTGCAGACGGCCCCAACACGAATGACATTGATGCCATTGCTTACCGTGACCTGTTTGGCTCAGAGCGCGTTTATGTTGTTGACCCATGGGTTAAGGTTTGGGATACCGAGGCCAATGCCGAAGCGATTCAAGCTCCTTCCGCACGCGTGGCAGGCTTGATCGCGAAATCTGACAACGAGCGGGGTTTCTGGTGGTCACCCTCTAACCTAAATATCAACGGCATTATTGGTGTTACTCGCGCGATCGACTTTACGCTTGGCGATGCCAATGCGCGTGCTAACTACTTAAACGAAAACGAAGTCGCCACGATTATCCGCAAAGACGGTTATCGCTTGTGGGGTAACCGGACTTGCGCTGCTGATCCAAAATGGATGTTCTTATCGGTGCGCCGTACAGCCGACATGATTAACGACAGCTTGTTGCGCGCTCACATGTGGGCGGTTGATCGCAACATCAGCAAAACCTATGTGCAAGACGTGACCGACGGTGTAAATGCTTATTTGCGCCACTTAACCGCGATTGGCGCGATTTTGGGTGGCAAATGCTGGGCAGACCCAGAACTGAATACGCCGACACAAGTGATGCAAGGCAAGGTGTATTTTGACTTTGACTTTACCCCACCGTACCCAGCTGAACATATTACTTTCCGCTCGCACATGATTAATGATTACATTGAAGAGGTGTTTAAATGATCCCGCAAATTTTAGAAAACTTTAACCTGTTTGTTGATGGTCGTGGCTATGTTGGCAAAGCCAATGAAGTTGAACTGCCAAAACTGACGCGTAAAATGCGCGAATACCGTGGCGCTGGCATGTCAGGCCCAATTGAGCTCGACATGGGCATGGAAAAGCTGACCTGTTCGTTTACACTTGAAGAATATGATGCGGACGTTTTACGTCAGTTTGGCGTTCAAAACAAAGGTCAAGTCCCTTTACGCATGATGGGCAGCGTGATTCGTCAAGACGGATCTGAGCCTGAGCCGGTTGAAGTGTCTTTAAGTGGTCGCTGGACTGAGGTTGATATGGGTAAATGGAAGGGCGGTGAAGAAGCGCCAATGAAAATTGCCGTGACCCTTGACTACTACAAGCTAAGCGTGAACGGATCAGATGAAATCGAGATTGACCTAGTCAATATGGTTGAAATGGTCGGTGGCGTTGATCGCTTGGCGCAAACCCGTGCCAACATCGGATTGTAAATACTAAGTGCAGGCCACCAGGCCTGCTAGATTAATAAAAGGACAGGATTATGAAAAATTACATCGCTAACCAAGCTTTTGTTTTAAACCACACGCGTTACGACAAGGGTGTAACCGTTGCGCTAACCGATAAACAGGCCACTGATTTAGTATCGAGCGGCAAAATCAGCCTGGAAAAACCTGTTGAACCGGTAAAGCCAGCAGCAAAAGCCGCGCCAAAAAACACCAAAACTGAGCAAAAAGAGGGCAACGCATGAGCCAGACAGTAAAACTGCAATACCCTGTCACGCTTGATGGCAAGGTGCACGATGAACTCACTTTGCGCCGCCCAAAAGTGCGCGATTTAATGGTGGCGGAAAAGCAAAAAAATGATGCAGAGCGTGAAATGACCCTGCTGTCAAACTTGTGTGAGGTGTCGCCTGAGTTAATCCAAAACCTCGATTTAAAAGATTACGCTCAGTTGCAAAAGGCGTATCAAGGTTTTTTGGACTAAGGCTTGAGCGCAAAGACTTGCAACTACTGGTCTTGCATCTAACCCGCTTTGCGGGTTTTAGTTTGCAAGACTGCTATCAGTGCGACATGAGTGAGGCGCTGGAGTATTTTGAATTATTGAAACAGCATAAATCGGTGTTTTTCGGAACGCTCTAAGCCTGGTTAAATTGCAACCATAGGTAAGGGGTTAAGGCAGGGTTGGTTTTGTAAGCGAAATAACTAACCAAACCATTAACAGCCAGCTTTATTAAGCCGGCCAGCAACAGATATGAAATAGCGGTCCAGCCAAACCCGATAGCATAAACTTGGGTTAACATGAAGCACCATGCGAGCGTAAAAGATAAAAAGAAGCCGTGATTCAACGTGCTCCACACCCATGAATCAAATGTGTCATTAAGTGCATAGTCAAATAGATTTGGCTTTAGTTTTATAGTAGCCATGGCCACCTCGGAGTAGTAAACATGAATAATGCTATTAATTTTACCATTGGTGCCGCACTAGGCTCAACCTTTGGCTCCAGTTTAGGCCATGCCAAGGTACAGCTTGGTGCGCTAGACACGAAACTTAAACAACTCTCCCAACAAAAACACGCCTTTAAAGGATTGGAAACGGCGGAAAAAAACGCCACAAATTTGCGAAACCGCATCACCCAAACCTCCGAGAGCGTGCAGGTTTTAAAACTGCGATTAAAAAATGCCAGCGACCCCAAAGACCAGCAGCAGATACAGGCCGCGCTCACCAAGCAGATTAACCAGCGAGATAGACTCAGCACACAACTTGAAAAAGAAACTGCGCTAATTCGTCAGCAAAAAACCACTCTTGGAAGCCTTGTGGGTGAGCGGGAAAAAATCAACACCCAGTTAGAGAAAACACTCGCCAAGCAAACTCGACTTAATGAGCTGAACAGTCAAAAAGAAAGCGTTGGTCAAGGACAGTCCGTTATTAGAGGTCAACTCATGGGCGTGGCTGCATTGGGTGCCACCTTAAGCCTGCCGATAAAAACCGCCGCCGACTTTGAACAGTCAATTTCCAAGCTTGGCTCGATCACCCGTGCCAGCACGGCTGAAATGCAAACCCTATCCGACACCGCCTTAAAGTTAGGGTCAAGCACGCGTTTTTCAGCGTCCGAAGCGTCCGAAGCCATGACCTTTTTGGGCATGGCGGGCTTTGACACCAATAAGATCTTACAGGCGACACCAGGCCTGCTAGACTTAGCCGCCGCTTCAGGCAGTGATTTAGGGCGCACAGCGGACATTGCGTCCAATATTTTATCCGGCATGGGCTTAACCGCTGATCAAATGGATCGTGTTGGCGACGTATTGGCCAACACCTTCACCAGTTCCAATACCACGCTTGAAATGCTGGGTGAAACCATGAAATACGTGGCACCTAACGCGGCAGGGTTGGGCGTGTCACTTGAAGAGGTCGCGGCTTTGTCAGGTAAACTTGGGGATGTCGGTATTCAAGGCTCCATGGCTGGAACGGCTTTGCGCTCGGCATTCATTCGGCTAGCTGCACCACCCAAAATGGCCTCTGATGCACTGAATGAGCTTGGCGTGTCCGTCACCGATGAAAACGGCAACTTTATTGGCATGACGGCCACGCTCAAAAAACTCAACACCGCGATGAGCGATTTAAGCGATACCGAAAAGCTGGGTGCGATTACCAAAATATTTGGCACCGAGGCTGCCAGCGCGATGAGCGAACTCACCAAGCAAGCAGGTACCGGTGCACTCGATGCCTATATTGCAAAACTCAACCAGTCGCAAGGTCGTGCCGCCGACATGGCCAAGCAGATGAACAACACCGCTAGCGGGGCTTTCACCTCATTTAAGTCCGCCATGGAGGGGTTAGCGATTACGTTTGGTAAGGTGTTATTGCCTAAAGTCACCCAGTTTACGCTTGCACTCGGTGAGGGTGTTAGAAAAGTCACCGCGTTTATGCAGGAAAATCAAACCCTAGTTAAAACTGTGATCGCGGTAGGTGGCGCGTTAGTAGCGGTAAAACTGGGCATGTTGACCGCGTCCTATGGCATTTTGGCGGCAAAAGGCGCCATGATTGCGCTCAATATTGCGATGACCGCCAACCCTATTGGCTTGCTAATTAAGGGTTTCGCTATGCTAGCAATCGGCCTAGCCGCCGCCTGGCCGCATCTTAGAGAGGGTAGCGATGCTTTTTGGGAATTTGCAGTTAAGGTCGAATGGGCGTTAAGTGACGCATGGCAAACGGTCAAAACCGTATGGGATAGTATTGGTTCTGTTTTTACGGCGGGCGCGGCGTTTTTGGGTGGCGTATTTGGTGGAATCCGAAACAGCTTAGCTAGCCAGTCCGACCAAATTGGCGCGGCATTAGAACCGGTTAAAATGGTGGTGTCCGCATTAGGCACTACATTCAGCTGGCTAGCGGAAATGGTCGGCACTGCATTTAGCTGGCTGGGGCAGTTTATTGGCCCTGTATCCACTACCCGTGATGAACTGGGATCATTGGCGGAA